AATGATTATATTAATAAACACGTAGATCAAGAAGACTTAATTATATCTACAACCTTAAATGGTTCACATTCAGATTCGGTTGCTACTCTCACACTTACATCAACTACTGGTTTAGACACCTCTGGTAAAGTATATATAGGCAACGAAGAAGTTACTTATACTGCTATCAGTGGCAATGACATTACAGGATGTACTCGTGGTGCAAATAGCACAACTGCTGCTGCTCACGCTAGTGGTGTAGTTGTGACGCAGTTTGATGACGGAGGCGTACCCACGCACGTTGTACGAACCTTAGATAATAATTATTTATTTTACCCATACCCTACTAAATCTCATGTTGTAAAGTTTGACTACTTTACATTCCCTGCGGATATGACAGCGCACGGGGATACTACAACTATTCCTGATCGTTTTGCGGCAATCATTGTTGATGGTGCGACCGCTTTTGTGTATCAGTATAGAGGTGAAGTACAGCAGTACGGTATAAACTTTACTAGGTTTGAGCAGGGCATAAAGAATATGCAAACATTGTTAGTAAACAAATTTGAGTACATTAGATCTACGTATATGCCAAACAACGCAAGGGGTGGCTTTAGCTCCTCACTTAGAGTAAATTAATGCCAGATAATTCGCAAACAAACCCAGCCGCATTTAATTGTGAGGGTGGCTTAGTACTAAACAAATCGACGTTTTTAATGCAACCAGGGGAAGCCTTAGAGCTACGTAACTTTGAGCCTGACATTGAGGGTGGATACAGACGTATAAATGGTTTTTCTAAATACGTAAGTGCTGTAGTACCATCTACCTCTTCTGAAACAGAAAAAGTTTTAATGGTTGCTTCATTTGCTGATGTAGTATTGGCAGCTAGGGGTACAAGTATCTATAGTGCAACTCCTGGTGGATCATCTTGGACCTCAAGAGACTCAGGTAGAACTAGTGCAGGTAAGTATTCGTTTGAAAGATTTAACTTTGACGGTACAGATAAGATAGTTGTTGTTGATGGTGTAAATGCTCCTACAGTATTTAACTCATCTTTAGCTGCTACAGATGTAAGTGAAAGTTCTGTTTCTGGCGCAAAGTTTGTTGCCTCGTTTAAAAACCATATGTTTTACGCAGGTAAATCAACAACTAAACAAGAAGTAATATTTAGTGTGATTTTTGATGAAGATAACTTTTCTTCTGGTCAAGGAGCTGGTAGTTTTAAAGTTGATGACACTGTAGTAGGACTTAAAGTTTTCCGTGATGACTTATTTGTATTTTGTGAGACACGTATATTTAAACTATCGGGAACATCAAGTGCTAACTTTGCTGTTACTCCTGTTACACGTAACATTGGTTGCATTAATGGTGATACAATACAAGAATTTGCTGGTGACTTAATCTTTTTAGGGCCAGATGGATTACGTACTATTGCTGGTACTGCAAGGATTGGTGACGTTGAGTTAGGGACAATAAGTTCTAATGTACAGTCTATATTTAATGAGAACCTATCTAGTGCATCAGAGTTTGACTCTACTGTAATACCTGACAAGACACAGTACAGAATTTTCTTTACTAAAAGTTCTGTAGGTGAAGTTCAATCTAAAGGTGTTATCTGTGTAATGAAAGGACAACGCTTTGAGTTCTCAGAAATACGAGGTATAAGACCTGCATGTACAGATAGTTTTGTTGATGAAGGGAATGTATTAGTTCTTCACGGAGCATATACATCTGGTTATATATACAGACAAGAGTCAGGTAATACNTTTGATGGNGAAGTTATATTTGGACGTTATAGAAGTCCTGACTTAACATTTGACGACCCAGGAATACGCAANCATATGCANAGGGTTATACTTAACTATAAACCTGAAGCAGCAATAGATGCAGATTTATTATTAAGATACGATTACGAAGAACCTGANTCAGCTAGACCTGCAGCATATCCTTTAGATTCTGAAGATGTTGTTGCGATTTACGGTACATCAGTTTATGGTGTGCCTATATATGATGGGGCTTCACAACCATTAGTGAGACAGCCTGTAGAAGGTTCAGGTTTTGCGGTGGCATTAAAAGTACAAGATGATGGGCAGACTGCACCCTATTCACTAAAAGGGTTTCAGCTAGAATATCAATTAGGAGCAAGAAGATAAATGGGTGACACATATACAAGACAGTCTACGTATACTGACGGAGATGTTATAACAGCCGCACACACTAACAATGAGTTTAACCAACTACTAGCTGCCTTTGCTGCTACATCAGGTCACTCACATGATGGCACTGCAGGTGAAGGTGGTATAATAGCTAACTTACTAAGTAATGCTATTACGATAGGTACTGGTGCAGACACAGATATAGTACTTACATTTAATGGTAACACATCAGATGGTGTTCTAACGTGGGATGAAGACTTAGATCATTTTAAGTTTTCCGATGACGTTCTTATTAATAGCACACAAAAACTATACTTCTTTGATGAAGGTGACGAATACATATATGCTTCTACTAATGGTCAACTAGATATTGTAGCAGGAGCAGAAGTACAAATAGTTGCACCTGCTATAGATATAAATGGTAATGTAGATATATCTGGAACACTAACAGTTGCAGGTGCTGTAGACTTTGGTGATGCTGCACTTTCAAATGTAGGTGCAGTTCAACTTGACTCTATATCTGGTGACGCAGACACAAACACTAGCATTACCTTTAGTGGCTCTGATGTAATCACTGTTGCCAACGCAGGTACTAACCAAGTTACATTTAACGATGGCAGTATTGCTCCTGTGACTGACTCAGATGTAGACTTAGGTACTAACAGCTTACGTTTCAAAGATGTTTACATAGATAGTGCTACAGTTACAGGTGAAGTTGCNGCAGCTTCGTTAGACATTTCTGGTAACATAGACGTAGATGGAATTACAAACCTTGATGTTGTGGACATTGATGGNGCAGTTGACATGGCTAGTACACTAGCTGTAGCTGGAGTTTTAACTGGTGCGTCTTTAGACATATCAGGTGATATAGACATTGATGGCACAGCTAACTTAGATATTGTTGATATTGATGGCGCAGTAGATATGGCTACAACTTTAGCAGTAGCTGGAAATGTTGACTTTAACGGTGACTTAGATGTAGATGGAACAACTAATCTAGACGTAGTAGATATTGACGGTGCAGTTGACATGGCTTCTACACTTGCAGTTGCAGGTGTTTTAACAGGAGCATCACTGGACATCAGTGGTGACATAGATGTAGATGGTACTACAAACTTAGACGTAGTTGACATTGACGGTGCAGTAGATATGGCTTCTACACTACAAGTAGATGGTGCTATTACTAACAGTTCTACTATTGTATCTGCAGGTAAAATTACAGCAGATGCTGGCATAGACATTGATAACTTTAATATTGACGGTACTACTATTGCTCTTAGCTCTGGTAACTTAGATATTGATGTTGCAGGTAATGTAACTATAGATGCAGACGGTGGTACAGTTACTTTTGCTGATGGTGGTGCATCACTAGGAACTATTACATCTAGTGGTTACTCAGGTACATCCGCAGTTGCTACTACAGTTACAATAACTGACAATGAAAATACAAATGAAAACAATACTGTTGTATTTGTTGCTGGTGCAGATGCAGATGGTGGCAACGTAGGATTAGAATCAGATGGTAATTTAACATATAACCCAAGTACAGGTACACTCTCTGCTACTAACATTTCTGTATCTGGTACACTTAGTACTGTAGACTCAGTTACAATGAGTGCTAACAATGCTGTTGTATTTGAAGGTGCTACTGCTGATGCCCACGAAACTACACTTACAGTTGTAGATGCTACAGCCGATAGAACAATTACTTTACCTAACGTATCAGGTACAGTTCCTGTATTAGCTGCAGCAAGTAACACACAAGTTACTTCTACACCTGAAGAGTTAAACTTGTTAGATGGTATTACTGCAGGTACAGTTTCAGCTTCTCTTGCTGTTATTGCAGACAGTAACAAAGACATAACTGGTTTTAGAAATGTCACACTTACAGGGGAACTTGATGCTGGCTCGTTGGATGTCAGTGGTGACATTGACGTAGACGGTACATCAAACCTTGACGCTGTAGACGTAGATGGTGCAGCTAACTTTGCCGCAGACGTAACCTTTGCAGATGGTGCAGATATTATTACTGCTTCAGCAGGAACATCTAACTTTAGAGCAGGTGTCAACGCAGGTAACTCAATAGAATCTGGCGGTAACTACAACACTGTTGTGGGTGACGAAGCTGGTACTGCGATTACTACAGGTGATAACAATGTTGCTGTGGGCTATGCTTCACTAGACGCAAACACTACAGGTGGCTCTAACACAGCAGTTGGTAGTGCGGCTTTAGGAGCAAATACTACAGGTAATATAAATACTGCTGTTGGTCTAAGTGCTTTAGCAACTAATACAGAAGGATTAAATAACTCAGCTTTAGGAGTTAATGCATTAAATGCAAACACTACAGGTGATGACAATGTAGCTATTGGTTATCAGGCTTTATTATTAAACACTACAGCAGATGACAACACAGCAGTTGGTAATGCTGCTTTAAAACTTAACACTACAGGTACACAAAATAATGCTTTTGGTTCTGGTGCGCTAGACGCAAACACCACCGCAAGTTTTAACACAGCAATGGGTCATAATTCTTTAGGTGCTAACACAACAGGTGCTGGCAATACGGCATTGGGCCAAACAGCACTTACAGCAAATACAACTGGCGCACAGAATGTGGGAATTGGAGCTGGAGCTGGAGGGGCAGTAACCACGGCTGTTAATAGTACTTTTGTCGGCTACGTTTCTGGCGGTGCTACCACTACAGGAGCTACTAATACTGGTTTAGGTTGGTCTGCATTTGCATCAAACACAACAGGTGCAGAAAATGTAGCTGTGGGAGGTC